TCTCGGATGAGCTGATTACGCTCGACAAGTGGTTCGCTCCGCTTGCCGAGCCGGTGCGGCGCAAGCCCAGCGTCGCAGCTCTCCCGGCGAGCATCAACGATCCGTTCCCGCGGACCGTCGAGGAATACGCCTGGCATCGGCCGCTGTCGGAGCCGATGCGGCGCAAGAAGCCACCGCCTCCGACAGAGTTTTGTTGGGGCTACCTTCACGTCTCGGATGAGCTGATTACGCTCGACAAATGGTTCGCGCCATTTGCCGAGCCGATGCGGCGCAAGGATAGCGTCGCAGCTCTCCCGGCGAGCATCAACGATCCGTTCCCGCGAACGGTCGAAGAATATGCGTGGCATCGGCAGTTGTCGGAGCCGATCAGGCGCAGGCAACCGGCACCGCCGACCGTCTTTACCTGGGGTTATCTCACCCCTTCGGATGAGATCGTTACGCTCGACAAGTGGTATCAGCCGTTCGCGCGGCCGGTGATTGTCGAGCAGCCAAGTCAGCCGGATGGCTTGATATCGGTCCCGTTTGTCGAGCGCACGGATCGCGTCGACAAATGGCTGCAACCGCTGTCGCAACCGACGCGCCGCAAGGTAAGTGTCGCCAATCAGGCGGCGGCATTCTGGGGTTATTTCACGCCTGCCCCGGAGGTTGTAACCGTCGACAAATGGTTCGTCCCTCTCGGCACTCCCGTCAAATTGCCGGCGGCGCTGCTGGTTGGGCAGCAGCAATGGTTCGCGTTCATTTCGTTGGGCGAGCCTGGTCCTGCACCGGCCAGGAGCACAACTTCGGAACGCGATTTGAATCTCCCGGTGACGGAACGGGACAACACCGCCAGAGGCCAGCGCGAGAACCTAGCCCGCGGCAAACGCCAGAACGCCGCAATCGGCAGGCGCAACAATAACCCTTCAGGCAAGAGGTCGAATTAGAGATATGAGAGCCGGGCGCCTCGATCGTCACATCACCATCCAGCGCAAGAGCTCGAGCTATTCCGACACCGGCGAGCCGATCGACACATGGTCGGCGCTCGCCGCCGACAAGCCGGCCTCGGTGTCGCCGGTGCGCGGCGAGGAGCGGTTTTCCGGCGAGCAGTACATCGCCCGGCAGCAGACTGAATTTCGCGTCCGCTGGTCATCCGATCTCGCCGATCTCACGCCGCTCGACCGCATCATCTATCCATCCGCCGACGCTGGCGATCCGCCGACAGCCTCGATTTACGACGTGATGGCCGTGAACGAGATCGGGCGCCGGGAAGGGTTGCAGATCATCACCGCCAGGCAGACCGACCGATGAAAAACATTCGCGCCGCCGTTCGCGCGCTCCTGCTCGCCGATTCGACCGTCAATTCGCTGGTCGGCGGCGTGCGCATCCATGTCGTGCGCCTGCCGCAAGGGCAAAAGGATCCGTCGATCGTGTTCAACCGCATCAACGAGACCGGCGACTATCACATGCAGGGCGATTCGCGGCTGGCGCAAACCCGCATCCAATTGGATGCCTGGGCATTGCGCAATGATAGCGCCTGCCAACTCGCCGATGCCGCCTATGAGGTCATGACCGGCTTTGCCGGGAATGTCGTCTGGGGCTCGAATTCGCCGACCGAGACCGTCACCATCATGGGCACGTTCCTCGACCAGGGCCGCGAGGATTTCGATCAGGTGGCCGAGCTCTTTCGCATGTCGCGTGATTACATCGTGTTCTACCGCGCATGAAGGTCAAGGTCGAAGGCGTTTCCGAAACGCTCGAGGCCCTGCGCGAGTTGCCAAAAGCAACGTCGCGCAATGTGCTTCGCCGCGCGCTGATCAAGGCGGCGACGCCGATCGAGCAGCAGGCCGAGCAGTCGGCGCCGGTGCGCACCGCGAAACTGAAAGTCTCGATCACTGCCGGCACCGCGCTGTCGAAACGCGAGCGCACGAAGCAACGGCGATGGGAGGGCTCGGTCCCGGTCATGACCGTCGCCGGCTGGCGCTCGGAACCGAAAACGGCCGTGTATGTATTCGTCGGCGCCGGACCGCTACCGCAGGCGCGGATGCAGGAATACGGCACCGTAAACCATGGACCGCAGCCGTACATGCGCCCGGCGTGGGATGCCAACAAGATGAAAGCATTGACGACGATCAAGGCCGACATCTGGCACGAGATCGACAAGGCGCGGGCGCGGCTTGCCCGCAAGGCCGAGCGCATTGCCGCCAAGATCAAATCCACCGCGTAGCTAACCGCGTAACTTCCCCATAGGAGAACGACCAATGACCGACGCCCTGCTCGGCTACGGCAGCCGTTTCGCCATCGACGACGAGGATTCGCCGACCAACTATGTCGAGATCGCCGAGGTTCGCTCGATCACGCCGCCGAGCGAAACCATCGACATGATTGACGCGACGCACATGCAATCGCCGGACCGCCGGCGCGAATTCATTTCCGGGCTGATCGACGGCGGCGAGGCGTCGTTCGAAATGAATTTCATTCCCGGCAATGCCAGCGACCAGCGGCTCAACGTCATCTTGAACCTGGCGGCCGGCGTCTCGCGCCGGCGCAGCTGCAAGATCACCTATCCTAACGGCGTGTACCAGATTTTCGACGGCGAGCTCACCGGCTACGAGAAAACCGTGCCGTTCGATGATCGCATGGGCGCGACCGTGACCTTCAAGGTGACCGGTGCGGTCACGACCTTCGTGACGTGACGCCATGGCAAATCCGCATCGGGGCGAGGTTTCGTTCACCGTTGGCGAGGCGACCTATACGCTCAAATTCGGCACCAATGCCTGGGCCGAGGCGGAGGCGGCGACCGGGCTCGGCACCGTTGCCATCATCGCCGCGGTCATGGGATGGAGGGATCCGGAAAAAATCAGTTTCGGCATGTTCCGAAAACTGATGTGGGCGGGCTTGCGCAAGCATCATCAGGGCTTGACGCAGGAAGCGGTCGGCGACCTGATCGACGAGGCCGGCGGCTTCATGGCGCTGCAGGAAACATTTTTCTCGGCCTGGAACAAGGCCTGGCCGACGGCGGATCCGGACATGCCGGCGAGCCCTACGAACGGGCGTGGGACTGGAATCGGCTTAGACGAGATTTCATCGCGCTAGGCTACGATCCGGACTCGTTCTGGGATCTCACGCCCGCAGAATTGCAACTCTATTTCGATGCCGCGCAGGATCGCAATGATCGCGCGCACAATGCCCGCGCGTGGATCGCCTATCACGTCGCCGGCCTGGCGCGGGTGCGAAAGTTTCCATCGCTGCGCTCGCTCGAGATCCATCGCCGGCCGCGGCGGCAATCGTGGCAGGAGCAACTCGACGTCATGCTGATGTTCCGCGGCACGACCGTGCACCTATCGAAGGATAAGCAGAATGGCTGACATCATCGGCGCGGTGCGCGTCGTTCTCGGCGCCGATACTGCCGCTTTCGAGAAAGGGCTCGGCGGCGCTGCAAAGCGCATGGAGCAATTCAAAAAGGACATGGCGCTCGCCGGTGTCGCCATCGGTGCTGCCGTCACCAGCGCTGCGATCGGGCTCGGTGTCGCCATCAAGCGCTCGATCGACGAGGCCGACAAGCTCGGCAAGATGGCGCAGGCTTTCGGCGTGCCGGTCGAGGAGCTCTCGAAGCTCAAGCACGCCGCCGACCTTTCCGACGTGAGCCTCGAGCAACTCGGCACTGCGCTCGGCCGGCTGTCGCGCAACATGAGCGATGCCGCGGACGGCACCGGGCCTGCAGCGGATGCATTCCGCACGCTCGGCATCAACGTGCGCGACGAGGTTACCGGCGGCCTCAAGTCGGCATCGCAGATCATGGAGGAAGTCGCCGACAAGTTCGTCGGGATGCAGGACGGCGCCGGCAAGACCGCGTTGGCAATTCAGATCTTCGGCAAGGCCGGCGCTGCGCTGATTCCCATGCTTAATGAGGGCGGTGCCGCCCTGCGCGCCATGGGCGAGGAGGCGGAAAAGCTCGGACTGGTGATCAGCGAACGCACCGCCAAGTCGGCCGAGGCATTCAACGACAACCTCACCCGCCTCGGCAGGGTGTGGGATGGTGTCGTCAATCGATTGATGGCCGAATCGGTCGGCACGCTCGAGGCCGTTTCCGCCGAATTTGTCAGCCTAGCCAAGGATATCGATTTCGTTACGCAGACCGGGCAAATGCTCGAACGCTGGATGTTCAACATTGCCCGGCTGGCAATTCAGGTCGGCGGCGCCATCGAGATCGCGACTGCCAATTTCCGCGGACTGGCCAATGTCGCGCGCGAGATCGCGAGCGGGGATTTTACCGGCGCCATTGCGGCGTGGAACAAGAACGCCGGCGAGATGGTCGCCATCAATGATCGGGTCAATGCCTCGATCGATCGGATGACCGCGGCATTCGCGACCGTGCCGATCGGGCAGACCATGTTCGGCGATTTTGCCACGCAGGCGGACAAGGCCGACAAGAGCCTGGCGCCGGTGATCGAAAAGACCGGCCGGCTCAAACGCGAGTACAGTGAACTAACCGATCACATGCGCAAGACCGCGGGTCTCGGCGACAAAATACGGCAAGAGCTCGCGACGCCGTTCGACGAAATCAACAAGAAGATCGCCGAGGCAGATTTTGCTTTCCAAAGTTTCGAGATCAACGCCGAGGTACTCGCAGCACGAATGCAGCAACTCGGATTTCAAATGGCGGCGGTCTGGGGTCAGGCGATGGGTAGCCTAGCAGGTTCTATCCAAACCGCGTTCACCGCCATCGCCGGCGAGAACAAGCAGATGCTGCAGATCGCCAAGGTGGC